GACAAGGACACCTTTTGTAAGGCTTTCGTCAAGGACGGCGGGGCGCGGAAGCTCTGCAAGGCCAGAGCCGCCGAGATCGACCGACTGAACAGCCTGCTGCTGGAGAGCGAGCGGCAGTACAAGAAGGATATGGCCGACCGTGAAAAGCGGATCGACGAGCTGACCGCCGAGCTGGACCGTGAGCTTGAATGGAAGCCCAGCGATGGTACCGGCACGAACATGAGACAGAGCGACTACGCCCACCTTGCCGACTGCGGCAAGGCGATGACCGATGAGGAGGCCAAGGCGTTTATCGCTGACGAGTGCGGCTTCGATCCTGAGAAGATCCGCATTCTGCACGAGGTCAACACCTACGAGGTCAACAAGCACCGACGCCTTCGCAAGTCTGGCACCTTCGACCGCGCGCCCGTGTACGAGGCCACCGATTGGAACTATGTCCGCTTTGACTGCACCTGCTTCATGTATGAGCTGGTCAACGGCGAACTCCGCTTCTACTGCTGCTAAATCACCGCCCGCCCCGGAGGTCACGAGGGCAAGGAGGAATTCGAAATGTACGGAACAGTCATCATCAAGACCGCCGCGGCGCAGGCACAATTCAAGACATGGGCGCATGACAGCATCTATGCTTTTCTGACTGACCACGGGTACAGCCACGACACTGCTGCGGATGTTGCGGGATGGGCGGACCTCGCTTCGGTTGGCGAGGAATATGAACTTGACGGTGCCGCAATCATTATCGTCGATTAACGAAGTACCTGACCTATCGGGCCTACGGGGAGGAAGGACACGACCATGAACAAAATCCGCCGCAAAAATTTGCAAAGCATCATCGACCAGCTGGAGGAGCTGAAGGGCAGTCTCGAAGACCTCCAGGCCGAGGAGGAAGAGTACCGCGACAATATCCCTGAGAATATGCAGGAGAGCGAACGCTATGAAAAGGCAGACGAAACCTGCGACAACCTCTCCGAAGCCGTAGATAACCTGGAGGAAGTCATCAGCAGCATCGAAGCTGCCATTGAGTGAGAGGGCGGGCATGAGAAAAATTACTGTCTTCGACTTTTGCAGTCAGATCGGCGCGGCCAGCGATGAAATCCCCGTTGTGGTGAAAGCCGGTATGCAGGAGATCGGCCACTTCCGCAGCTTATACAAAATCCCAGCGCAAGCGATGCCGGGAGTTCTGGAAGCCAAAATCACCTATGTTACCATGGGCCGCGAAGAAATCATCATCCAAGTCAAGTTGAAAGACTACAACACCAAGTTGTAATTGCATGACCGGCTGACCTATCGGCACGACGGGGAGAAAGGACACGATATGGATTACAACACTATGAACGCTACCGTCAAGGGGACAACCTGTGAGGGCGAGCCTTTTACCGAAAGTCTCACATTTACCCTTGTTCCCCCCACCGACAACAAGCACTACGGCACAGGCTACTACATGACGGTTAAGACATCAACGCAAACGCTGTTGATTGACGTGCGCTACGAGCGCACCACTGACATTGAAATCCTTGCCGATAGATGGATTAAGGGTTACTACGGCGAAAACGCGAAGGACATCATCAAACAATTCTGAGAAAGGTGAGATTTCTATGAACGAGAACGAAGCCGGGACGCTGATCGAGCGTTTTGCAGAAAAGCAGCAGGGCGGGCATTTTGCCTGCCCCCGCTGCGGGAAGATGGCGATGGACGCGGAGAGCGTCACCCGCAACGCACTGAGCCGCAGGGCAACGGTCCATATCTGCGATGTCTGCGGCACGGTGGAGGCACTGGAAGACATGACGGGGGATCGGCGGCCGCTGACCGCATGGGCTATCGTCTCCGCGCCGGAGAACTGGCGTATGGAGGAAGATTGCTCGGAAAATGCCCCGAAACAGACTTGCCCGGTTTGCGGGAAAGAGTTTCAGCGAGAGAACATGATTTTCACGCGGGATTGCCACGGCATCACTTTCCGGCTGGTGTGTTTCGACTGCTATGACAAGGTCATGGGAAAAGGCTATGACGGCGCTTATTACAGCGAAGCAGATGAATGCATTGAGGAGGACTATTGAGCATGAGCAAATCTTGGACACCCGACGAGCTGGCTGCGGCCAGCTCCGCAATGAAAGCTGCCGGGCATATGAGCTACGAGGAGTTCTGCGCCGCGCCAGTGCTTCGGCTGGAATACAAGGGCCGCGACAGCTGGGACCGCCCCGTATATGAGTGCGACGGCAAACTCTATGTTGATGTCGATCCTCGAAAGAGCAAGCCGGCCGATATCTGCACGAAGCAGGGCAATGCCTTTGATGGTGAGCCGAGCGCGCCGATCCCGGATAATGCGATCGTCGAATTTGTGCCAGAACGCGATACTTGGCCGTTTTAACGGCCGTTCTGCTTCGTGGCTGGTGTTGCAACTGGTGTTTTCCAACATGGGCATAGAGAAACAGGACGGGCGCAAAATCATGCTGTAGGCCCGCAAAACGACTCTTGCCCATATAACAAAAAAGAGGCCCCTCCTTCGGATGGTTTCTCCGTCCGAAAGAGGGGCCTCTGTCAGTAAATATTAGTTATGCCCTTTGATCCTTGCAATCAGCTCTGCGACTGCCGAACTGCCTCCCATTAAGGTAAGTCCGGTCAGAATCGTTCCGAGGATGCTGGCCTGCGGCACAATGCCGAGCGCGGCCATAAGGTCGAGATGATAGCCGAAGCACAATGCAAAGGCAAACATGGCCGACACCGCGATGGTGACGTATTTGCCGTACGCAAGGCTTTCCCAAAGCGGCTTGAAGCGGTCGATGATGTACCACATTATGATGGATGCGACGATGATGATCTGCAGCATTTCCATATTGATTGCCTCCTTCACGCCTTGCCGATGAGCTGGGCGAAGCGGTGCAGCATGGTAACCAGCTGCTCGCGGGTGATGGGAGTCTGCCAGCCCATATCATCGCCGCCAAAGCCCTTGACGATGCCCTGAGTCTTGCCCCATTCGGTTGCTTCCTTCGCCCATTCGCTGGGCGTGTCTCCGGTCTTGCTGCCGCTCATCGCTTCCTGCAAAACCTTCTTGCAGATTTCCTTCACCTGTTCTTCTGTCATAGTAGGTGCCTCCTCTGTTGTTTCGGGATCAAAGCGCGGACGCCCAAACCCTGTGATATATCTGCTGTTGCGGCTGTAGGTACGGCGCGCAACCATATTGCTGGTGTTGCCCTCAATCGTGGTGATCGTCGTTGTGTCGACGGCCTCGATGATACCGGTGTGATCAAAGTCCCCGAAGAAGATTTGATCGCCGGGCTGCGGATCGCTGGTGAAGTAGCGCCCGGCCTCCTTGTAATACTGGGCACTGTAATAGCAGCCCGCGCCATAAGGCCCGGTCTGGCACTCCATTGCCTGAGCTTTAGCGGCGTCTTTGCCGCAGAGAACATAGAAGCACCAGTCCACGAAGCAATCGCACCATGCGTATCCGCACTTGTCCCCGTTGTAATAACCTGCTGCATGCAGATCGCGGGCGTATTTGGTGTGGTTGCCGTTGCCGTCGTTAGGGGCAGTCTTACTGTCCAGATTGCTGTCGCTGTTCTTCTCATGATAGCCGATCTCGGCCCGTGCGATGTCCAGCAGTTTTTTTACGGTATAGCCCATAAACTTACCTCCTATTTACCGTCTTGATGCAGCGCGTGAATGCCCTGCGCCGCAAGAAAGTCTTTTTGCTTATGTTTGATTTCCGCCGCATAATTGAGAGCGGCATGCATATCGCCGTTGCAGTGCGCGTCAGGGATGCGCTGCACGGCTTTTGCTGTGGCTTCGCCTAACGCGATCGCGGCAGCAGTAGACTGGATGAGCAACAGAAACAAATCCTCCTGTGCCTTCGCCTGTTCCTCCGCATTCGATTCGCGCTTTGCGATTTTGCGTTCCAGCTGCCAAATGATCAGCCCCATGACAGCGCTGGGAATCCCCATCGCTGCGATGAATGCAGCGATAAACTGCCCAAAATTAAGGGTAATACTTCCCAAGGGAAGCGCCCCCCTCCATAACCGAGGCCTCGCAGATCGGGCAGACCTGACGCCCCACCGGAATAATTGCACCGCAGCATACGCAGTAGTTATCCATATCGACCTTTCCGGCAAAAAGGCAGCACCGCCGAAGCGATGCTGCCCTTGCCTGTTTACAGATTGTCCGGGGCCTCATCTGCCCCAAGAATTTCGGAGTATTTCTTTTGTGTGTCGGTCATGAGACGCACGTCCTCCTCGTTCAAGTACCCGGCTTCGCTCAAGGCAAAGGCTAACCTTTGAATGAGCTGGGCTTGTGACTCTACCAAGCTGCACAGCGCCTCAATGATTTGCAGATTAGACATAAGCGCCGCCCCCTTTCATGATGCAGTATTGATTATACCAGATTGGGGGCGGTGCTTTGCCGCAGCGGAAGATTATAACGCCACGCGTTATTCCTCAGTGACGAGTTCTTCCATGCCGCTGTCGATCAAGATCTCCTTGACCTTAGCCTTAAGAAGACGGGGGACCTGCGCATAGGTCTTCTTGCCCAGCATGATCTGCTGCGCCCAGAGCATAGCCATCATATCAGCACCTCCTCTTTTTGAGAATAAAATAAGCGCACAAGCTTGAAGCCTGTACGCATATTTCCAGATTGTATCACGCATAGACGGTCTCCGACATTTCCAGCACGCATTCCATGAGCATCGTATTGGTTTCCTCAAGCTCGGCCACCTTTGCGGTGAGCTGCGCGCGCGTCAGCACCTCAATGCCGGGGTCGTCCGGGGGCGTAGGGTTGTTGTCTTCCGGGTCGGTGTCCTTGAGCAGTTCGTAATCGGCCTGCGTAATGCAAACCGCTGTATGCACCATGCCTGGAATCGCATCTCTGCCGTCAAGCTGGTATGTTTCGCTGCCATTGGCAGAAACAATGCCCTGCGCATGAAGCGCGGGGCATTGGAGAAGCAGCTTGTTGCGGCTTTGGTATTTGACATAGATTGGGGTTTCGATTGCCTCTGCCGACACGAAATTTCCGTCGGCATCAAGCACTTTCAGATAAATCATAAGCCCTCCGTAAATACGAACAGCTTGTTATATAGCTGCTCCATAGATTGTAACGTACGCCAGGCATCGAACCGCAGCGCATGACTGCGCCAGCTCTGCCACGATGCCCAGACATCTTCACAGGTGATTTCGCCCGCGTCCAACTTCCGGCGAAGCTTTTTCAGCTTTTGCCGCATTTTCACGATGCCTTTACGCGGCATCTTTTTGACGATTTTTCCGGTTGGTGTCAGGAACACGCGGATTTGCAGCCATGTGAAGCCGTGGGATAGCTTCACAATCTGCGTTTTTTTCGGATTCAGGGTAATTTCCAGTTTGTCGCAGACCTTCTGAATCAACGAAAGGCACCGCCGCAAGTACGCCTTGGACTCGTGGATCAGATATCCATCGTCCATATAGCGTGCACTGCAGCGAATCCGCAGCAGTTCTTTGATGGCATGGTCTAGTTCGTTGGCGCTCGCCAGCGCAAGCACCTGACTGATTTGGCTGCCGAGGCCGAGGCCAACCGTGCCGAACATCCGGACAAAGTGACCGATAATGCGAATTAGTCGCCGGTCAGCGAAATTTCTCCGGATGATGCGCTCAATGACCGCATGGGAAACGCGGTCAAAGAACTTGGAGAAGTCGAACAGAAGGATATATCCCCTTTGCCCGTGCTTGCGGTAATGCTCGCGGAGATGCTGCCCCAAGCGCCGGACGGTGAATGAATAGCCCTTGCCCGTCATGCTGGCCCCGTTGTCATGAATAAAAGTGCGGTGGAGCATCGGCACGAGCGCGTTGTCGCATAGGCAGCGCTGCACCACACGCTCACCGATGATTGTGCTGCGAATGTGGCGCTTTTTCCCGCGTTCGAACACATCGAATTCGAAAAAGCCAGGGCTTTTGTACGTTCCCGCCATCAGTCGCCTGTATGTCTGATAGACACTCAGTGGAGCCGTAGCGATGTATTTCTGCACGCTGGCCTTCCACGCCACATTCTGCCTGCATTTTCGGTACGCCTGATACAAATGCGCGAAGGAAAATACCGCATCGTAATTATCGTATTGCGCGCAGTTTCGCGCTTTCTTTTCTGCGCGGAGGGCCGCCCGGCGCCGGTAGCGACCCTCCCTCCGTTCTGCACTGGTCATAGTTTTCTCCTTGCCCCGTACTGCTGATAGATGGTTGCAACCGCAGCGCAAGGTCAACGGGCATGAAACGGCGCATTACCATCAAGCACCGCCATGCAAGAAGCGTCCGCCCGGACCTATCAAGGCATATATTTACCTTTCGGAAGGTTATATGCTCCTTCTCTCCTTCCTGTCTGCTTTCGCCGCCTTGCGGTTACTAGGTCTGCATGGAGAGGAGCCCCACGCGAGCGAATACGCATTGCTGGCGTTGTTCGCGTTCACGTTGCCGTTGTTGTTCACGTAGCGGAAGTTCGTGGCCGAGGAAGGATCCGGAGATCGGAGCCACCAGGTCACCGCCGAACCACAACAGAAATTTTCAGCATATAACCTATGGACTTACGGCAAATCCTTATAGCGGGATTTATCGCTTTTCAAAAGTGCTTTAAGCAATTTGATTTCCGAATCGACCAGCTCCATCCAATGTACCATGACGCCGGCCTCGAATCGGAACAGCTCATAAGCAACTTCAATTTGGGAAACCAAATTTTGCAGTTCTGCCCCGGCATTAAGAAAGTAGTCGCGCCGCAATTGGGCTTCGTGCTGGTTTGCCGGATAGATGCTATTCCCTCGTTTCACGTCCTCATATACTCGCGTCGCAATTGCCGCAAGAGTTTGATTGACGTAAAACGTATATCTTTTGGGGAAATTTACGCACTTTTGAATCGTGTAGATTTGAAGTTCACGCGCAGTTGCGAGGAACTGCGCCTCGGATGTTGACCGCGCGCTGCGAATAACAGACAATGGCACCGCCTCCTCTGCGTGATATTGTATCACTGGCACGGGTTATGATCGGAGAAACGGGAGAAAATAACGAAATACGTTATTCCGATTTTGTAAAAACGCGCGGCCGCTTACGCGGCGAAATAATGCCTGCGGCGCTTGGGTTATCCATCTGCGCCCAACGAGTGGGCGCAGATTTTGAGATAGCGGATTAAATACAGAAGCCCCACGCGAGCGAATACGCACCGCTGGCGTTGTACGCGTTCACGCCGCCGCCGTTGTACACGCAGCGGAAGTGCGCGGCCGCGGAAGGATCCGGAGATCGGAGCCACCAGGTCACCGCCGAACCTTCGGCATTGAATGTCTTGCGGATTCGGGAATTGTTGTCCGTAAAAACGGCGAAGGTTAGATTATCCGCCTCGGCATCAACTTCGTTCTTGTATGGAACAGCCGCGGCCTCGGCAGTAGTAACCTCTGCAGCGGAAAGCAAGAAAAGCTTGTCCTGCGAAGTCGAGATTTCCGCAGATAACCCGCCGATAGAGGATTTAACCTGCACCGTCTTTATAAGAGCCTGCCAGTGGATCGGCAAATTCTTGAGAACCGTCTCATTGAGATATGTGCGGATATCAGATTGTGCCCAGCCTCCGGTATTGACATTGGTCGTATGGTGCTTATACGGCGCAGACATCGCGCCGATCATATGCCACACGGTCTTGGCCATCGCCGTCCCGTCGGCAAGGCGGAAGTGATTGAAGCCAATCAGGGACAGAACAATGGACGTGTCCGTGAAAGCTGTCGTGGGAGTCAGAATCTTGATCTTATCTCCAAGCTCGAACCACGTTGCCGCCTGCCCCGAATTGATGATGCCGAACAGCTCACCTAAGCTATAGCCGCTGTTGTCGCCGCTCTCGTCGGAATACAGATAATCATAATCTGTTGCCTTTACTGCAGGAACAGAAGCGGCCTCAAAAAGAGCATTAACGTTCAGATCGGATTGGACGTTGGTCGATACCTTATCCCAGCCTGTAAAGATGTCGTTTGCAGAGCGATACGGCATGTCTCCGGAGTAAACCGCATCGGAATATACCTCAACCGTCTGCTCTTGCAGCAGGGTAAGATTGTTCCACCATTTCACGGTGTAAGACCGCGCCGATTCAGTGAATACAGCAGTGACCTCAAGGTTCTCCGTGACGTATGCGAACGACTTATTCCAAGACGTGAACGTATATACCTTGTCGACGGTCGGAGCCTTCGTCGGCGTAGGAATCAGGCCTGTAGCAACGGGATCGACAGCAGCCCCGTATTGGGTGACCGTTTGCGTATTGAGCACAGAGCCGTCTGCACCCTTGAAAGTCACGGTGAAGGTAGGAACCAGTTCGCCGTATGTGACCACCAGAGACGGGAACGCGGCTGTTACTGTATCATACTCAGTCTGCGAAATACGGGCAACAAATGCAGCGCCGGTCAGAACAAAATGATCTGCGTTGGCACCGTTGCTGTCAAGACCGGCAAGATTAGCCAACCGCAGCAGCAGCGATGCATTTTGCAGCGTCCAATCTGCACCGGTAATGCGGCCGCGGACAAGGCCTGTAGCATCAATGCAAAGCGTCTGCGTATTGATCTGAGGAGAGTTTTCCACCCAGAGGCTTGTCAGGCTTGCACCGGACATTGAGAAGGTCTGCAGTTTGGTCAATCCCCGTGCAACCAGCGTCCGAAGTGCGGGAAGATATGCCTTTTCGAGTGGAGCGCCGGGCGCAAATGTCACGCCGGTAATTGCGGAATTGGTCAAGTACAGCTCTCGCAATGCGGCAAGCCCGGACAGATCCAGCGGCTTCGCAAGTGCTGTAGCGCCGCGCAAGTCGATTACTTCCAGCATTTTGTTGCTGCCGACCGAAACGCCGCCGTATTCGGCGGTCATGCCGGTGTTCTCATAACCATCCTCTGCAGAGCCGAGAAGCAGCCGCTGCAGCCGGATCGCGGCGGAAATATCAGCGAACTTAGTATACAATGCCGCCATGCTGCCGATTGACTTGATGATGGACGAACGGTAGATATATGTCTCAAGGTCGTTCAGGGCCACATTGTCTGGACATTCCAGTGTATAGGTCTGGCCCTTCTTGGCTCTGGTGACAATTTCCGCAGCGTTGCCATACTGGACGCGCAGATAGGTGTCAGCATACGGCACGACGGAAAGAATATCGCCGTCCGGCTCCACGCCGCTCCAACTGTCCGGAGCATTCACACGCAAACTGATGCGGTCAGCGGTTGCGACGCTGCCACGGTACTTGGAGGCCAGATAGCCCTCTTGGTAGATTTCAAACTGCCGCCGCTGATCAACCTTTGTCCCGAGCATCTGATTGATATAGCGTTCTTCTTCTGTGTTGTAGAGATAAGCCGAGAAGTATTTGCCCCACATATCCTCAGCGACCAGCGCCTCCGGTCTCGCTGCCTGATGCGCGAGGAACTTCGAGAGCAGCCGACTTGCGCTCCAAGCGCCAGCGGATTCACGATCCAAGAACATTGCTTTCAGCTCATCGGAAAAAAGTGCCCGAAGGTTGACCCACAAAACGCTGTCGGAGGCATTGAACACCTTGGATGCGCCAACAGAGTCCGTGTCCTCAAGCCCATAGGTAAAGGTCAGGCCACCGGAGTTGTCGCACCCAAGCGCAGTGTCATTGTCATAGTCTTTGTTGAAGTTCCAGCGGTAGTTACCTTCTGTGTCCGGTTCGTAGCTGACAAAGCAGTTTTTTGCACGATTATCCACCATGCAATGCCGTTCAGTGAATAGATAGTGATACAGGAGGCTGTTGACATTGAAGTGATCTGCCAGCTCTGCTTTGAACTTGGCCGACCGGTACGCTGCCGTATCATTGGTGTATGCTACGCCGTCGTAAGTTACAGATGCCGGCAATGCCGCACCGGTGGCTGCGGTTGTATCGGTAGATACCACCCACGACAAAAGCGCCTGCCACGCTGCTTTCTGGGTTGCGGTCGGGCTTTTAGGATATCGGAATTCAAAATTCCCGTTGCCGTCCCACGTTTCCTCGGACAGATCGTCAGATTTGAAACGGCATTGCGCGTTGTTATTATTGCTGATCTCCACGCACATGACTTCGGGATAGTCTTCAGTCTGCCCGAACACCGCAAAATTCTTCTTGCTATTGTTGAGGTCGCCGCAACCGTACAGAATGGTTTCTCCAGCCTGCACAGTCCGAGCGCCAACGGCAATCGGTGCATCAGCAGTAGATGTAAAGAAAATTGCGCACGGAACGCCCTGCACGGTATCGCGCACAGCCGCGTTGTCAGCACGAAGCTTGGTGATATTGGGCTGATATGCATTGTAATCGTCTGCCAGGATAACGTTGTTCGCATTTTCCGAGCTGGCGATGTTCAGCTTGATGTTTAGATAGTCCACAGGGATGCTGTTCTCCGTCATAGCATAGCCGGAAAGAAACTCGCCGTTGCCGTTCGTCCATGTTGCCTTGGAGAAATCGAGGTCGAGGTTGAGAGCAGCCAGGATATATTCCAGCGAGGACGTGCCCTGCGCTTTCATGACAACGTTCGTAGCGTAGAAATAAAAATCAGCGCCTCCGCCTTTATATACGCATTCGACGGTGCAGGTGACTTCATCCGACTTTGCCGTGGTCATACGATCTGCCCAGATGTGGATAACCCGGAGCTGCGGATTTGCCACAGCCAGTGCATTCAGATCGATCGCGCCATTGGCGGAGAAGATATTGTTGCGCTCATATCGCGCGACCATCTGCGCCGTATCAGAGCAGTCAGCGACAAAATTATCGATGATCTCATACCGGGTTAGGCTATTGGCATACATCTTCACACGGTACAGCCAGACGTCGGCATCAGTCGATCCGATTTTCACCTGCTCCGGTGCGGCCTGCGTCCAGTTGTCTGTGTCAGAATAACCGAATGCGCGCGCCGGAGAACCCTCCAGCCACACAACCGCCAGCTTGTTTTCAGAAGATGCCTCAATGTTAATATCCATTTCGATCTTGGTATCTTCGCAATAGGGAATTGCCCGGCTCTGCAGCTCCGACGTCAACGTAGCTTGCTGCGCCTGAAGCTTCAGCCCGATTCCGTTCGCCTTGCAAGTCAGAATCTCTGCATCGTAGTCTCGCACCTCAGTGGCTTTGAATACGATTTTGATTTCCTTTCCGCTGGTTTTTGCGTTGTCGTTAAAGAACGAACGGTCAAGCTGGATATAGGTACCTCGTTTGATTACTAGGGCAGTGACGCCATCCGCGTCCTGCTTGAAGCCTCCGTTTACCCAGTCAAAGTTTTCGCTGTATGCAAACGGGTGGCTGATGCCGCTCCCATCGGTGTAGCCGAAGGAAGTTACATTTGCTTCGGTGTTGGTATGACCGGCTGGGTTGACATCAAGTACAAGGCCGTTGGTAACAGGGGAAATATCGTAGCCGATAGACGTTACTGTCAGCACGATTGCCGCCGACACAGAGCCGTCTACGATCAGCAGATTCAGCGTGCCGGTTGCAGTGGGGCGGTATGCCCATGTCTGCACGGTGCGGCCAACAGTGACCGTTGCAACAGTCTCAGAGCCTACGCGGAGCTGTGCGGTTGCTGTCTCATTCGCCGGGTCGTACAACATCCACTTGATTGCAATGGTTTCGTATTGCTTGGCTGTGGGCGCGCTGTCCAGCACAGCAATTACCGGCGTAGTGTTTCCTGCCGCAGTCCAGATGCCGACATGCACCAGCGGGTCTGTTGTGATTGTGGAACCGCCAGAGGAAATCTCAAGCCACGCCTTAACCGTATGCGCACCGTGTGCCTGAGCGTCAATTGTGACGGACACCGTGCGCCCAGTTGTGGTAATACTCTCGCTGTATACTTCCGTACCGTCGACGCTGATTTTCAGCACCTTTGTGCCAGAGCCAGTCGGTACGAGCCGCAGCGGAACAGAGTTGGCGCCGTGTGCGCTGATTTCGTCCATGTTCCATGTCAGCCCGTAGGATGCTACCATAACCGTCCACGTCATGCTGCGGGAATTCCCATAGGCATCTTCGATGGTGAGCTTGATGGCGTTCTCCACGCCGTTGGTCAGATACTGCCGGACATCAAAGCTGTTATTGCCCTGATGCACCGTCTCTCTCGCAACGACGGTGCTGCCGACCTGCCACGTCGCCGAGCCATCGCCGGTGGGCGTATTATCTGTATCGTCCGTGGACGTCCACGAATACAGGATCGGGTAGCTCTCGACGCTGTCGTTGATCGTAAGCGTACGGGAGGTCATGCGGTTCACAAGCCGCATTGTCGATCCGAAGCTCCCGCCTCCGCCGCCACCGGTGATCGTCCAGCCGTCTCCGATGGTTTCCTCCTTGCTGCTGTCATACAGGTACAGCACTCCGTCGATCTCCTTGAGGCAGAGGTTTGAGAGGTCAACGTCAGGTTTGATTGTGGAGAGAGATTCTTCGATATGCCTGATATAGTCGCCAATCTTCGGGTATTCGGTCCCAGCGTTGTCCACGCGACCGTCCCAGAGTTCCGCGAAGAATACGGAAAGCGGGATGCGGCGGAAGGTATCCCCCTGCTTTACGTAGACATCTTCGGTGTTCAGAAGCTTCTCGATCTGCTCAACTTCTGTGATTTTCTTGCTGCTCAGTGCCATATAACCGCCTCCTTACTTGCACAGGGCGTGCCACACAAAGGTGATGTTGTAGTTGTTGGCCTGGAGCGCAGCCGATTTCGGTGAATACCATGACACGGCCTTTCCGCTGATTGAAACTTCAAGCCGATACGCCGGAGAGCCATTGCCGTCAGAATCGTTAAAGGTGATACCTCGCCCGGCGTAGGGGAAAAGCACCGCCAGCGTGATAAAGTTGCGGTTCTGCGCGGTGATTACAATAATGTTGGGAATTTCTCCATCATCGAACGCCAGAGAATTGGGGTTATCAGATCCGTAGCCTCCTGTTCCGACGTAGGAGCCTGTTACCGACACAGGCCCCCAATACGGCGCTTCATTTGGCCGCTGGCGAAGCAAGCCGCTTGAGTATTTAGATGCTTCGATTACCCCCAAAGTGGAAGTCGACTGTGCATACACCATTTGATTGGCCACCCAAGAGCTTTTCCCCGTTCCACCACGCTGCACAGAAAGAGTGCCTTTTGTAATATCTGCTGCCGTGTGGGAGTGCTTTTCCTCAGCAGCCTTAACTTGCTTTGCAGTGACCTCATGCGGGTTCTCAACATTTTTAATATGAGCAATCAAAGAAGCAACTGCCTTCTTGAGTTTACCGAACGCCACTGATAGCTTCTCGCCGGAAGATAAATCGATGAGGTTTTTTGCCTCCGAATAGGCAGGCGTTTGGTCGTTCGTCGCAACATTCGGCACATTGCCAAGCCCAACCTGTTCTTTGGTGACTTCGTGGGGGTTGCCTTTGTCCTCAACGTGCGCCTCAAACGCTGCTTTTGTGGCGTATGCCAGCGATTCGTTGATGATGGCCGAAATGTTCTCGGCATTGCCAACGAAAATGGAAAATTCCAGCTGCGTCTCAAGGATAGACCCGGAGCTGGCTGCGATATAGTCGGCGGTTGCTTCCGGCTCTGTGCCATAAGCGTAAAGGATTTCTTCGGTGGCATCGTCCTGATTCTGCGCAAAAATGCCGACCTCTTTCAGCCGGAAACCCGCCTCCACGTCAGAGTTGTTAAAGCTCGTTTCGAGTGTCGCATTGTTGCTGTTGACCGTGATTTTGGTGATTGTGAGCGTTTTCAGTGGGTTGCCGAGGCCGGTCGCAGAACTGATGTCCTGCGGATCTCCATTGCCGATCTGGACGCTCGAGAATATGATTTTATCGCCGGACATTGCGCGCAGTAGCGCATTCAGCCCGACGTTTGTGAGTTGCAAGGTCATTATGAACCCTCCTTATGTGGTGAGCATATTTCCGCTTTCATCCAGTAGCGGCACACCGTTTTCGTCGGTCAACAGCGTAACATCCGATACGTCAACCGGTTCGCATGTGATTGCGCCGGTCTTTGCGACCTTCATAGCCATGCCCACATAAATTTTTTGCGAGTGAGCCAACTGAGCGGAAATATGATCCAGCACGGCACTGCAGCGCTTGACAACGTCCAACACGGCCATGAAAGAATCGTACTGCGCAACAATAGACGCATTGTTTTTGGAGGAAACACGGAAATGATACGGCTCTCCTCCATACTCAAACCATTCTTCTACTTTGCCGTCGCCCAGGTAGTCCGCAACAGCGGTTTCGATTGCCGATTTCGTGCCGAGGTGCTTGTGGATGTACCAACTTGCCTTCAACGCGGTGCGTTTTTCGGCAACCGAAGCATCTGGCCTCCACCAATCCACCTTAAAGTCTGCTGCCAGTGCATCCAGCATTGTCTCATCCAGATCGTCAATGTGGGTATAAAT